TCAGTGTTGGAACTCCCTCATAAAACCAAGTCTCAATAGCCCCATCCACCTGATTCTGCAAGTCGGCTATCACCTGCGAGTTCTTGATGAGATTGTTTACCTGCTCCTCGGTCAAGCCCTTTGCTGAGTTCTCCTTAATATACTGAGACAGTTCCTTGCCATCTACGGTTGATTTGGCAGAAATCTTGCCTTTAACAGATACCTGCTTGGCTGCGCTGTCATACTTGATGTAGCTACTACCCTCATAGCCATTCTCCTTAGTAGGTCGGTCGCCTACATACATATCGCCATAAACATTGAAGAACGCCTTGTTGGTCTGCTTGTTTACGCCATACTCTACGTATTCCTTGTTTGCAAAGGAGTAGCTATTGATGCCGTGATACAATCCGATTGATGGCGAATAGGTATCTACCGCCGAGAAGATAAGGCAGTTCTGACGTTCTACATCGGTTCTATTACCGCACTGATTGAGCACATCACCTTTAGCAGGGACATCGCTTGCCGTGGCACAATCGGTATCTGAGAGGTCGATGTAGTGATACTTCTTGCCTTCCAGCTCCACAGGTTCTTCGTCACGACCGATTACCAATCGCCAATAGAAGTGATTACCCACCTTATGGTAAGTGCCCTTGCGAACATTGAATGATTCCGAGCGCACTTGGTCGTTAACGGAGAAATCATTATCTACGGCATCGTCTTCCTGCTCTGCGAGGAAGTAGCATCGGTATGCATTCTGTGACACATTATTATATGTCACAGTAACAACTTCTACTTTATGAGCCACCACACCGCCAGCAGGAGAAATAATCTCCTTACCACCGATGGTGGAGGTTTTCTTGACAACAATTTCCTCGAAGATAGCCTTCATCCTCACCTCCAGGTAATCGGTGATGAGATGCGAGCGACCTTCTGTATCGGGAGTCCATGAGCCGCCGTTCTCGGAATTGAAGTTACCGACAAGCAAACCACTTAAAAGCTTCTGAATCTTCTCCCAAGTGATAGTACCTTTAGCGGTGTCATCGTTTAATTTAGAGAGGTACATCTTATCTGCTATACCAGCATTAAAGCTATTAGCATTACTACTACCAACAATACTAGATAGAGACTTAACAGTTTCTCCTTTTACTGCATCAATAATCTGCTTTGTATCACTCTTTGTAACTTCCAACGAATTTACAAGCTCAATTTCAACTTCTGCCAGCTCATCGTTATCAACCTTTACTGAGTAGTTGCTGACGAAAACTTCGTGACTAATAAGATTTCCATCGCTATCCGAATCGCCTTGTATCTGTATTGACAGCTTTGCATTCTCGTTTAGCTTGCTTGCAAAGTCAGGATTCTCTTGCAAGAATATGCGAGAAAACTTAACAGAGTAGTTAAATTGGTCTGTATTGTTTTCGCTCATGTGCTTGACAAGAGCATCATCTAGTCTTTTTTCTGCT